CGAATCCCTGTTAATTGTATGAATAAAAGCATTACCCAAAGAACTACCTGAAAGTTTTGCTACATATTCAGTTGGTGGTCTTTTTTTCAATCCTTCTACGACTGAAGAAAAACCATTTATTTGTTCACCTGCTTGTGAATTTAATCTTAATACTTCAGGTTGTTGTGAGACCCCTTGTACTAAATTAGGAATGGTACGACTTACTAAAGCCATTAATGACCTCTAATAATTGTATAAGCCTGTTCTGGTGTATCAAATATAGAATAATCACCAGTATGACTTTCTGCTTGTTTTAAAATACTTAATGCTTTTGCTTCGTCTTCTTGTGAAAATTTATGAATTGTATTAGCACCTAAAGTTCTATCGTGAAATATTCTTGCACTTCTTATTGTAATATATCTTTTAGCTTGTTCTGGTATTTCATCAAAAGGTAATAGATATACTGCTGTTGCATCTTTAAAGTTTGTATCAAAAGTTTCTTCATTCTTTGCAAGATTATATAAAAAATTGTTTCTTTGAACTATATCGTAACTAACTTTAGAATATCTTCTTGGGTCTACTTCTACTCTAACGATGTTAGTTGCTAGTGGAATTTTGTTGTCTGTGTCTCTAGTTAAAGTGACTTTATAATGTGTATTAAAATGCCAACCTTGTGATTGCACTTCTCTACTTACTTCAGATAAAACATTTTTAGCTATTGTTCCATCTACAGGCAATGAACCACTTAATGTATTAAGAGGACTTTCACCTATTGTAGAAAGAATAGTATTTACTGCTTCAAGTTCTGAAGTTCTAGTTTGTGTTGTCATATTATTTTAAACACAGGCGGAGATTGTCTGTGTTAACTCTCCGCCTATGATTGGTTAGTTATTATGCTTTCTTAATTGAAACACAAGATTCTGGTCTCAGAATATTGCTTCCCATTAACATTCTAGCAGTCATCAAAGTACCTATTCTTCTAGGGTCGTAAGTTGACTCCATAACTAAATCTTTTCTCTTGATAGAACCAATAGCACTATTGTGCATAACAACCGCAAAAGTATGCGTGAAGTCACCATTGTAAGTGTTGTTAGTTCCTGAGATTGATGCAGATAAGTCAGTAGCAAATACTTCTTGTGCTGTGTTTGATTTTACAATCGGCACACCACCTATTGATAATACTGTTCCTTTTCCGAAATCACCATTATCTTTAGAGAAGTCTCTGTTTACTAGCTTGTCTACGTTAGCTAATTGGTAGTATTGGTCTGGTCTGACAATCGCTACACGCCCATCTGAAGGCACATTATTTTCGTCTAACTTTTGAATTGCTTCAAAAATACTGTCGATTAATGATGTTGCGTTAGTGTGGCAGTCGGCATCTGTAATTTCAGAACCTACATTTCCACCAGTCACATTAGGTGTAGTCACTCTAGAAGCTAAGATAGCTAAAGATAATAAATGTTTATCTACCTTGTTCGCAAGTGCCGACCCCATTTGTCTGCTGTACTCTGCTCTCACGTCATAAGCTGATTTTAATTCCTCAACTTCTGCTACGAAGACATCTGCTAATAGCATATCGTCTAGTGAGATTACTTTTTCGTTGTGTTTGATAGCTTGACCAGTTATCTCATTACCTGCTGTATGATAACTTGCGTTAACAAAGCCTGTCACAGGGAAAGCACTTGATTTAGCACCTTGACCTAAAGTTCTTACAGTTGACATTCCTAACATCTGGTTCTCTCTTATGAACTGAGTTAAAACCTCATTACTGAAAACTTTAAGAAACAATGCGTCTGCTGTTCCTGCTGAGTTTACCTGACCAATGCTTGATATTGTTGCATTTGACATATTATTTTTCCTTATATGTTTGGTTGGTTGTTGTTAACAAACTACTTTTCATAGTTAGAAGGTTATCAGTCGTGACTGGCAATCTTTTTTGAATTTGGTTAGCACCTCTCTTATGAGAGATGGTACTATTTATCTTTTCTATTAGTCATTATATTCCAAAAATCTTTTTCAGAAATTTTCTTAGGTTCGCATTTACATTCATCACAAGTACAAGTTCCATATTCATCTGCGTGTAAAGGTGACTTACAATGACATTCGTGATGACATTGTTTACACTTTTCCTTGTCTGGCATAATTCTTATGAGACCTACGTTTAGACTTGTTCATCATACCTGTGCTTGGTCGTCTACCTATACTGGTCTTTTTAAATTTTGCTTTTGTTTCATGGACTACTACAACTTTTTTAGCCAATTACTTTTTCCAATTATTTTTCATATCTTTGTAAGCCTTTTTAGAAATAGTACTTTTCTTTTTACTTCTAGAAATACCGAGCTTACGTCTTCTTTGAATATTTTTTACTAGAGACATTATTTTTTACCTTTAAGTTTATTAGTTAAATTCATACCGAAACTTCCTGAAATTAAAGCTAACATCGCATACCAAAAAAGTGGGTCTGCTTGATTGAGAATAGCCCAACCTCTTTCCATATAATCTTGTAAGTGGGGTACGAAATTTGCTACAAAAACTAATCCAAAAATCACGACTAAATATTCGTCTTTCCATGAAGTTGTACTAGCTTTTATCTGTTCTATATTTACAGACTTAATAGCTTCAATCTCTTTAACTTTAATAATCTTATCTTTTTCTATTTTATGCTGAATACCACCGATAACCTTCTGTCCAATCATTCTAGTTAATGGATTTTTTAGTATGGGTAATATAAAATTAAGCATTTTTTGACCTATTAAAAGATTTAGAAACTACTCTTAAATTCTTTGTACTATTATTGTTTGGGTTGCCATCTACGTGGTGAACGTCTTTACCAGTTATGGCATTGCCCAATTTCTTTTTCATTAACCTTCTGGCTAAATTTCGTTTTGCTCTGTTTTTCTTTTGAAGTGGTTGAGAATGATAATTCTGGTATTCAGACTTATAATCTCTACCTGCCATTATATTGCTGTACTTCTCGCTATTTTTTCTTCTACAAGTTTTCTAAATGCAGGGTCTTTGGCATATCTTGGGTCATTCATAGCATCTATAACTTGTGCAGAACTTTCAAATATGTCTGAATTAGTTTCTATACTGTCACCATTAATCATTGTTTGTGGTTGTTCAGCATTTACACCTGCTCTTGATGCTATAGCTTGAACTGCAAATTTAACCTGCTCTATACTTCCAGTTTCTAAAGTTTCATTAAAAGCATTTTGTTCAGCTTCATTTAAATTACCTTTAGCGTATTCAATTACTTTATTATAATTATCTGTACCGCCTACTAAATTATGAACTGTTTGTACTTCTGTATTAGCTATAGCTTCTTGTCCTGCAATATAACCATCAACTAAACTTTTATCTAAACCCATCTTATTTAATTCTTCATAAGATTTTTCAGATAATGAACCTTGTTCTTGGTATTCAGAATAAAATTTATCCATACCTTGACTTGCTTCTGCATCTGCTCTCATCTGTTGCATATTAGGTTCGTCAGTAGTTTCTGTAGATTGTTTCTTCTCTAATTCAGAATATGCTTTAGCCATATCTTCAGCACTCTTAAATTTTTCAGGCAACCAATCAGGTCTAACATCATCAGTAGATTTATTTGTATTATCTACTTCGCTAACCTCAACTCTTGTTTCATCATTGGCTACAACTGCTTGTGTTTCAGTTTGTAATTTAGCTTGTTCTTCTAAAGACATATTTGATGGGTCTAAAGATATTTCATTTTTTTCTGTACTCATTTATTACTCCTCTGGTATTTCTATTTGGCCTTCAGCATTTACACCTGCACCAGAGTTAGCTAAACTTTTACCTGCTTCTATTGCTACTCTTGGGTCTGCTAATGCTTGATTAGCAAACTGTTGCTGTTGTTGTGCTTGGGCTTCTTGTTGGATTTGTTCTGAAGATTTGATTAGACCACCTGTGTCTATTCCATTTGCTACTGCAAATTTCTTAATCGCATCATCTAGATTTATGTGTTGTGCAAGTCTATCTGCACCTAACGTATTGGCGAGGTCAGACATAAATTGAAGTAATCTCAATCTATCTGATGCTCTACCTAAGGCTTCCATACCTACTATAATTTTAGTTTTAACTAATTCTTTAGGTAAGTCAGGAAGTAGTTTCTGTTGCTTTAACATATCCAATTTAGTGTTTATGTATGGCAACTGAAATTCTGTTGTTAAAATTCCATATACACCGCCTAGTGCATCGTTTAATTCATTAGCTACTAACTGTACTTCTGTAGCTGTCACTCTTTCAGCTTGTCTTTGAACTGAAGCATTTAATAGAAAAGCAAACTGTAATCTTTGCTCTATTCTACCCATCATTTCATAGCCAACTCTAAAGTCTGCAAACTTATTGGCCTGTAATACTGAAACATCTTGTGCATTACCTTCAATAATTGCACCATTAGGTGCTTTAGCTATGCTTGATGCTCT